ACACAGATCAAAAATTACAAATTATGGAACAGATATTAATGCTTTTTAATCCAAGTCTTGAAATTCAAACTACAGATAATTATGTAGATTGGACTAGTCTAAGTGTTGTAAATTTAGATACAATTAATTTTAGTTCTAGAAGTATACCAATTGGTACTGAGAGCGAAATAGATGTTGCTAGTTTGAGCTTCAAAACTCCTATATATATTTCTCCACCTACAAAAGTAAAACGTTTAGGCGTAGTTACTAGTATTGTGCAGAGCATATATGATGAATCAAAAGGCACTATTGAATTAGATTTGAGCAAACCTCAAGGAACTTTAAATGATACTGTTGTACCTAGCGCAGATTTACGCACAAATGTATTCATTAAACCAACCGGAGAAATAGACAAAGCAAAAAATACTAAAGACATATTCCAAGAAGATGCTACACTGGTAATAAGCAATACTTTTAAGGATTACGATCTATTGGTAATGACAAATAGTGCTAAGATTATAAGACGCGGTGTAGTAGGAACTGTAAAATGGGAGGCATATACTAAGGCTTTTCCTGAAATTTTCGAACCAGGTATTACAGAACTTAGATTGAAGCGTAAAGATACAGATAACGAGATATCAGGTACAGTTGCTATAAATTCTACAGATTCAACAGAATTAATTGTAAACTGGGATAGTGATACATTACCGAGTGATACTATAATTACAGGTCCTACAGGTGATGCAAACAAAATAAATTATATAATTGATCCTACAAAAACTAGTCCAGTGTCTTTAAGAACCACAGGAACGCGAATTCTATTACTTGGATCTGGCATAGGCGACGAAACCAACACTGATGGTGCAGATGATTGGAAGAATGCTGATGGTACAGATTTTATAGCAGGCGAAAACGACATTGTAGAATGGGACGGATCACGCTGGTACGTTGTATTTGATTCTAGTGCATCTACAGATACTATATATACTACTAACTTAAATACTGGAATACAATATAAATGGGATAACGGCGAATGGATATTGTCATTTGAAGGCGAATATCCACATGGCACTTGGCGTTTAAAATACTAGCATAATTAATAGTATGAACCAGATTATTTGTAGCGGTGCTCTATTATACACCCTTAAAACTAAAAGATTTTTGTTTTTACATCGAACCCAAGGTAAACAAAACAATTTGTGGGGATTAGTTGGCGGAACTAATGAAGGTAAAGAAACTCCTTGGGAAAGTTTAAAAAGAGAAATCACTGAAGAAGTAGGCAGTGTAGAAATAAAAAAAACTATACCATTAGAAACTTTTATTTCTAATGACAGCAAATTCAGTTTTCATACTTATTTGTGTGTAATTGAAAAAGAATTTATACCAATTCTTAATAAAGAGCATGATGGATATGCCTGGGTTAATTTTGGAAAATGGCCTAAGCCTCTACATCAAGGGTTAAGGAATACATTAACAAGTAAAATTAATCAAACTAAACTAGAAACTGTTTTTAAGTTAATAGATCTACTGGAGTAAAAAATGAAAGATACAAACGTTGTGAACCATGATTGGGGCAAGGAAATAATTTGGGCCGATTATGTATCGCATGGAAGCAAAATAATGCTGTTTGAAAAACAAGGTGGAAAAACACCATTTTATTTTAATAAAACTATAGAGAAAACATGGTTTGTAAACGGTGGTAAATTTAGTATAAAATGGGTTGATACAAAAGATGGTAAAATGTATAAACAAGAACTGCAAGAAGGTTCAGTATTTCATGTTGAAACTCTCAAGCCTTGTTCTTTAGAATGTCTGACCGTAAGCGGAAGTATTACTGAATCAAACAGCGGTCGAGCCGAAAATGATGTTTATATAACTTTGGATAAGACACACTTCTAATGTTAAAATTATCACAAACAAAACAATATCAAAAAGATATAAAAAAATTCCAGCAGTGTATTGCTAAATTAACCAAACCAACATTAAAAACAGAGTATGAACAGATCTTAAAGGATTTTATACATCAATGTACTTTAATAGATAATGCTCATAGTTCTGAATATCACAGGCGTATTAAACCTGTAAATGTTAGAGAAAATGTGATTGAGCTTGCAAGATTAAGAAAAAAACTAAAAGACTTCTTAAATTAAACTAAATCGTTTCACAACAATCTGTCCGACCATCGGACCATGTGCTGTACATTGATATCTATATGTACCACTTAAAGATTCAGGTATTCTCCAATATAGATGCCCTCTATCCGGATCATGACTAACACCGTCTACAACTTGTTCAGTGACATTGCCGTCATCGTCTACGTGAAATACTCCAGTCGATACAGGATTACCAGTTGAATCTTGAATTTCTGTAGGATGCCCAGCTGCATTTGATAAATCAAAACATATAGTAGTTCCTGATAGAGCATAAATTGTTGGGTTGTTTCCTGAATAATGACTGTTAAAATTGTATGCTGTAAATCCTACGGCAGTTGTTCTTAGAGTAACAATCGCATGTTCAAAAACTCCATCAATAGATAAATTATTTGCATTTTGTGCGTCAGTAGTATCTTTGAATCTACTAACACCAGCAGAGACATTTGATGCTATAGTAATAGTATCAGTGCCAGCATTTGTAGTTATTGAAATTCCATTTCCTGGTACGAAGGTAACTGTATCTGTGGTTGTATCTGCAGATATTGTAGATTGTGCTGGTACAGTTTGTACAGCTATATTACTAAATGCATTTTGGTTAGGGTCACCTCCACCTACGCCAGCATCTGCTGGTGTCCAAGCCGCTCCATTCCATGCAAGAACTTGATTAGTTGAAGGAGATGCTGTAGTAGTATCGACATCGCTTAAAGCATCTATACTAATACTGTTTAGGTCAGAAGCAACTACTGTATAATCTGTAATATAACTTTGTAAATCGCTTATTTGGCTTTCTGTTATGCTTAGAGCAGACTGGTGTTGTGTTACACTACTTTGAGTAATGTTAGCATCAGGAACATTTGCCCATACAACTGCGGCAGAAAGATCGTTTATTTCCGTGGTTAATGCTCCTATTCCGGCTGCTGTAGGTGGCGTAAATTTAAACTCTCCTGTAGTATTGTTGTAACTTATTGCACCATTACCACTTGGAGTATTTTCAACACCTATACTAAAACTATCAAGTGCTACAACACTTGGAGTGTTTGATAAGTTGGCGTAATCTAAGTAATACGCACTGTCAAAACCATCAAGTGTATCTGCATCTGTGCCTGCTCCACCTGTTGTTGCATCAGCGCCTGGCGCCCAGTTATTACCATTCCACTTGAGCACTTGTCCTGTACTAGGTGCACTACTTGTTGTATCAACATCTGATAAAAAATCTATACTAAAAGCACTCATATTGATTGTAACATTATCTGTATCAGTTGCAATCGCTGTTGTTATATTTGTGCCGCCTAAAATATTTAAAGTATCCGATGCAGTATCTGCTGTTGTTGAACCTTCATCCGCTGTTATAGTTTCAAATATATTTTGTGTGCCTGCAGATGCATTAATTGTAAGATTATTTCCTGAAATTGATGTAGTAATATTACTTCCACCTAGTACGTTAAGAGTGTCACTTGTACTTTGTGCTGTCCTAGAGCCGTTATCTGCTGTAAAGGTTGAAAATATGTTTTGTGATCCGCCACCTGCTTGACCATTAATAGTAAGTGTATCACCGACTATTTCTGTAGTAATATTGCTTCCGCCAGCTATCGTTAATGTGTCATTGGCTAAATCAGCAACTGTAAATCCTGTGTCTGCATCAAATCTTGTGAAAACATTAACACCAGCAGCGGCAGTTGTTACATTCCAAGCTGTGCCGTCCCATTGCCATGTGGTTGTTCCATCTGTAAATGTGTCATTTAGTTGCGGACTATCTGGAAAATTTAATGCCATATGTGTTTCCTCTAAGTATTTACCGTTATATTATTCATAGAAAAGTTACCTTTGGTTTGCACCGGTTGTCTACCATATCTGTTGAACAACATTCTATTAGGCGAACCCATTAAACTTGTTGAAAAAGCACTATAGTCTACATCACTACCTGTTTCATACAATACATTTTTTGCTTCTTGTTCAATTCTTGTTTTCATTTGTGCTGGCGTCAGTGACGGAGTTACATCTGCATGTAAGGCTACAACACCTGCAACTTGTGGTGCAGAAAAACTTGTGCCACTTATCATCGCAACCTTATAATCAGTGTTTGTTGGATAATCTGCTTCTCTGTTTGGATAAACGTTTACTGTACTAACTGTGCTGATAATATTTCGGCCTGCTGCCCAAGTATTTACTCTTGGTCCTCGAGAACTAAAGCCAGAAGTTTTATCTTTAAATGTATCTCCATCTTGCTCTACAGCAGTATCTATACTACCTACAATAAATGCATTATCAGAATGTGGTGAACTACCCCTGTGATAATTTGTAAGAGATGCACCATACACAACATTATTGTTATAATCTAATCCTGTAGAAAGGTCACCTTTATAATAATCATTGCCAGCAGCAATAATTACATGTATACCAGCTGCTATCATATCGTCTATTTCTGCATCTACACTTGGAATTCTTATAGGGAAAATTCGATTAGGTCCGTCTGTAGGAGGAACAATACCTGTTCCTTGCCACAAACTTAAATCAGTTGAATATTCAACTCCCCAAGTCCAGCCTGTACCTCTATATGTCCCACTAGTAGGATTTCCAGATATTGATGAAAAATATCCCCAACTCATATTTACAACTGTAGGTCTTTTATATCCTGTAATAGGATCTATAGGTTTATTATTATGCCAGATACGTATGCAATCAAAAATATCTGCGATTCCCATGCCTGAATATGGATCTGTAGGTCCTTCAAGTCCTGCTAATTTTTGCGAAAATATTCTTGAACCTTTAGCATGTCCGTATGTTTTACCGGAAGTGATTCCTGCACAATGAGTGCCGTGTCCATCATAATCTGTATAAAATCCTGCTGGTAATGTTCCTGCGACTACACCGTTTGTTGCTTCATACCAGTCCAATTCAACTGTACGCAGTACTCCGTTACTGTCTTCGAATTCTGGATGATTAGCTTGTATTCCGCTGTCTTGTATTACTACATCAACACCTTCTCCTGTAACGGCAAAGTCATAGTTGTTGGTAATTGTAGTTTGATTGCCATACTCATTAGTTTCTAAAATAGATCTTTTTAATCCCCAATTGACTATATTAGAATCTACTACACTTGGTTTAGTAAAGTTGCTGATCTGTGTTGATCTTTTACCAATTGTAATATCTGTTCTTTGATCTACAGGAATTTCCACACTTAGTATTCTTGTGTCTTTAGCAAGTTCTGTTGCTTCATCGTCTGTCAAATTAAAATAGGTTATTCTGGAGCTGCCCGGTCGTGCATTTGTTATATCTACACTGCGATTTGGTATTGGGCCGGTACCTGTAGAAGAAGTTAGTTCTTTTTCAATTTCAGATAAATTTTCACCTGCATTTATTACTACAGCATATTCTCTTTCACTCATTATGTTACCTTGTATATTATCAAAAACACCTTCGCATCTACGCTATTACCTGCATCGTCTTCTACCTTTACTCTAATATCTGCTACCCCTGGTTTTGAAATTGTAACCATATGGCCTGTTGTTTGATCTTGAATTGTTGCCATTACTTGGAAGTTTTCTGTAGATGACGCAATATCCTGTGAAAATGTAATTGTTGCGTCTCCAGTACCATTATTAGCAATCCCTGATTCACCGCCGCCAGTCCAGCTAGGTGTAGCACCAGTCATATCTAACACTCCCATTTTATAAGGTAATGGGTAACCATTTAAGTTGTTATCACCAAAGTTAAAGCCAGTAGTGCTTATGTATGATAAAGCACTATTGAATATTTGTCCAGTGTCACCTCCAGTAGTGGTACCAAACTGTAAAGCAGTTTTTGTGCCAGCGTTGAAGCGTCCGTATTGTACTTCTTCGCCGGAAAGAAATTTATTGTGCTGAAATGCAAAATTATTTGAATTGTTTGCTAATATTATATTATGAGTGCCTGTAGCATCAGAAGTACCGAATGTCACAATTCCAGTAAATACTGCCTGGCTTGCAGTAATAGAACTTGCACCAATAGTAGTTGCATTAATAGTAGTTGCACCAGTAATGTTGTTATTTTGTAACTTTAATTCACCTTCAACTAGAACACCGTCTGGTGCTTGTAAAGTTATTGTAGTAGCACTGTCTATACTTGCAGTACCAGTACCGGTGTTTATAAAACTTGTTGCAGAAATTTTGTTTGACACAATAACATCATTCTCAACCGTTAAGTCACTGTTCATCGTAACAGGAGGAACAAAACTTATTCCACTAGAATCGTCTGTATCTATTACACTATTTGAAAGTGTAAAATTTCCTATCGAACTACTGTCTTGAAATGTAAAATTTCCTGCGCCATCTGTAGTTAAAACTTGTCCTATGGTACCGTCACTTATGCCAATATCTAATAAACTTGAGACTGAAGTGGTACTAGGTTGTACCCATTGACCGCTATCATCATCTACAACATATACATACAATCTACCGTTAGTGCTATTGTACCAAATACTTCCTGACTCTGGTGTAGTAGGAGCTGTATCACTTACATCAGTTGAACCACCTGATCCTGTACCTGGATCAGCTGTAACAATAGTGTTGCCCATGTTAAGATGGTTTTGGCACCAATAGTATAATGTGGTTGGTGTTTGATCAGTAATAGTAATTGAAACACTGCGTTGTTCTGCATTTTGAAAACCGTCCCAATATCCTTGTTTTGAGACTACTTTATAGTCAAGTTTATAAACTACTCTATCAGTATAAACTGTGCCGCTTCCATTTTCTCCGTTGGGGTCATCTGCGCTAAAATTTAATGGATTTTGGTTATTTGTTGTATCAACAGCATTCGGAAACCATACATTTGTACTATCATTTTGGTTAAAGATATATGTGTATCCAATTACAAAACTTAGTGAAGGTTTGTACTCACCGTTTAGTGTATATTTGTTTCCTACATCGCTACCTTGAGGGCCTACGATTGTAACATCGTATGTTTTTGTAGCTATTCCTGATAAACTTTTATTAGTGAGAACTTCAAAACCACCAGCTAACTTTCCACTATATAGTCTTAAACTGCTTGTTTCTGAATCAAAAAATACTTCACCACTTGAACCAACATTTCTATCAAGAAAATCATTAGGTCTTGGTATTATTCGTATTCTATCTACTATAGGTGCTGATGACATGTTAATCCTCACATTTATTGCTACTGTATTTATTCAATATTTGAAGCAACATACTTCTTGAAGATAGTTAATATATACTTTTAAAAAAGAACAGTTTTATTGGATATTTCTAAAATTTTATCATTTTTTAGAACAAATTTTGTAATATCATCTAAGTGTATATGCAAAGGTGTAGCATCGGGAACACTTATAAATGGCACATGATGGTAAGTTTTCTGTATTTCCCCTAACCAATCTTCGTCATATTCTGGAATTTGCATAACATCTTCATTGTATCCTTTGGTGGTACCAATTACAAATTTTTCCTTACCATCGTCTTCGTCGATATAAAATATCATTACATCGTGTTCTTTTAGTAAAGCACGAAGCCAATTACGTAACATCTCTCTGTCTTTTTGACTTTTGTATAAAGAAGTTGGATCGTTTTCTTTTACTTTTCTTTTTTCAACTGTGTATGTTACTAGTTCATCTGTGCGAAGTTCGCTTATCATTTTTTACCTCCAATCATATCACAATATCATATGCTATATTAATTCTTTCTTTATTTGAAGGATTTGGTTCTACTTCGTGTGGTAACCACGATGGCCATAAGATTAAATCCCTGTCTTTAGGCAAGTAATTGAAATCTCTGACAAAAGGAGACAATTGATTGCAATCACAAAGCATATTTGCAGGATTTAAAATACGTAGGGCACCTGTATCTGTTCCTTGTATGTAATATACTCCTGAAAAAATAGCAGACTTATGTGCATGTAAAGTGTTTCGTGCTCCAGTTTGATTTACATTAGTCCAATAGTTTACTTTTAGATTTTTTTTGTTAATTTTTGATATTTCATTTTTAAATAAGTCATCTTTAGAACTATAAAGATTAATAGCTGTATATACTTTACTAGTTATTGCTTTTAACAACCAATCAATATTATTGTAAACATGTCCGGAACGCCAACAACCTATATTAGTTCGAGGTGCGTTTGGCATATTTCTAATTGAATTAATTTCATTTAAAAGATTTTGTACTTGATCGTCAGTGCCAATATCAGGTGATGCATCTAAGTATGCTTCAAATAAGTTTATCATTTATTATACCAATCTGTTAAGTAGTTATAGTGATTGTTAAACATTTCTTCTGCAAGTTCTAAACGTTTGTCGTGACATTTTATAAAATATTCAGCATATTGTTTTTGCTTTTTTGTTAAATTTGAATTTACATTTTTATATGCGCCGCCAGCGTGTAACATACTCCACCATTGAACAACATTAAACATAGAATTTGGACCGATGTTAAAAAATCTTTTAGGCATTGGTAAAAATAAGTTTATGATTTCTTGTGATTGTTCTGGTAAGTCTGTAATTTTATGTGATCTAATAGATTTCCAAAAGTCTGTATCGTTTTTGTTTGAGAAATAATAATGTGCCCAAACAAATGCTAAGATTTCATTTGACATAAAATTAAAGTTTTTGTTGATATTAAATTTTTGTTGTTGGCCCCATACATTTCCGCTGTTGTTTAAAACAGCAGTAACATCTGATACAACACTTGTTGTAAATGTTATACCTGTAGCTTCTAAAGGTTCTACAAATCCTGCACTTAGTCCAACTGCACAAACGTTTGCTACAGCAATTTCTTTATGATAACCACACTTCATTTTCAAGTGCCTTGCAGGTGCATCGTGTTCGTCTATAGAATTACGCAATTCTTGTTCTGCTTCTTCATCTGATATAAAATTAGAAGAGTAAACATATCCATTACCTATGCTCTTATAAGTTGGAATAGTAAATCTCCATCCTGAATTCATTGCTGTTGCTTTTGTATAAGGATGACACTGTTCTTGAGGATTTGTAAATTGTGTTCTTACAACTACAGCTCTATCATTTGGTAACCAACGAGTGTAATCAACAAACGGAACATTTAGTTTTTGTTCCAATAATATGCTTGCAAATCCTGTGCAATCAATAAACAAATCAGACTGATAATCACTACCATCTGCAGAAATTAACGATTCTATGCCATTTTGAGAAACAGTAATATCTGTAATTTTTGTGTCTATGTATGTGATTTTATCTAATATAAGTTGTTTGATAGTTTTGATTATATCATATGCACCAAAATGCACTGCACCGAAATCAACAGGTCCCATTCTATGATTAACATCCAAATATTCATCAAACTTTTGACATATATTTTTTTTAGCTAATCTATAAGCAGGATGCCATTTTGCAAATTCTGAATATGGTTTATCTATAAAATAATCGCTGGTGTAGAGGTTGTGGGCAATTATTCCGTTATCTTCGTTATCATTGTCAACAAAATATGGCTCATCGTTCCAACCTATTAGTTCTACACCATATTTGAAAGTTGCATTACTATCCTTCATCCATAAGTGCGGAGGGATACCACACTCACTTAAAAATTTTGCTGTAAAGGGTTGTGTGCCTTCGCCCACTCCAATTGGGCCTTGTTCCGAATCTTCAATTAATACAATCTGTGTTGGTACATTAAGGTTGTTTACAAGATAAGCAGCTGTTAGCCAACCGCTTGTGCCGCCGCCAAATATAGTAATTTTTTTAACCTTTTTCAAATACATTTACTTACCCTTATAATCAAAATATATATTGAATGCTAAACTGATACGTGTTTCATCGCTTTTGTTTGGTAATACCTTGTGCATAAGCCAGCTAGGAAACAGCAGTATCATTCCTGATTCAGGTTCTACATTTAGCAAGTTACTATACTTATCTGACTGATGTGGGAAACTTATTACAAAAGGATTAGTGCTTTTGAACTGTATATTACCACTGTTTTTTGGTACTTTATAATAGTAGGATCCACTAAAGGTATTTGGTTGATACCCATGTTCGTGCAAACCTATTACTTGATCTTTTTCAAAAGTGTTGAGCCAAGATCCTAAAATTTGTAAACTATCTTGTTTATATGAATAATCTATTTCTTTCAAGTACTTGTTAGCGTGATCAATAATATGTGATCGTATTTTCTGCATATTAAATTCGCGAATTATATCAGTTGAACCTTGTGGATTAAATGTAGTGTTAGCAGTATCATTGTCAGGTTGCCAATCATTTTTGAAAATTGCACGATCAGTAGCGTCACTTAATTCTTTATCAACATCACCTCGATTTTCTATATTTCCCATATAAATGGGTGTACTGAAAAAATTACCTATCATTTTCTTACCACCACCACATATAAACCATTCCACCATTCATTTTTATTTTCTTCTGAGTTTAACAACATCTTTTCATAAACTGCTGTACCGTTAGAATTATTAATTCCTTCTCTTGCTCCATCAACAACTCCATCCCAGTTTGCATCATCAAAAACTAAAATTGCTTCATCTGCTAAGGCTGACCAGTAGTGTTGTACTGCTTTTACAATGCTTTCTCTGTCATGTGGTCCGTCATAGAAAAACATCTTTATAGAATTTTGTATTGGAGAAACATCAACTTGGAAAAGATCTTTATTAACCACTGTTACGTTTGAGTCTCCTTTGTGTTTTTCTAAATTTTTTAAAAATACATTTATATCGTTTGGTTGTGTTATTTCTCCATTGCGTGACTCTACACCTTCACTCCAATAGTCAACTGCAATAGCATTTATTGGGTTATCTTTTAGCACTGCACACAATGTTGCACCTAAATACGTGCCAATTTCCATATAAGTATCAACACCTTGTGCAAGAGAGTTTAGTAATGTTTGTACTCTTGCTGACGTAAGTCCTGGAATATTTAAATTTACAGTAGGCACACCTGAATTTGCAATACATTCTGCTGTGTGTTTGATCAGTTCACTGTGTTGCATTTTAGATTTAACTTCATAAATTTTATCACAGTATTGACATTCCCAACAGTCAAACTTACAATTTTTTATTTTTTTACGCCATATGTTTATAGGCTTTTCAATAAGATTTGTTTCTTTTAAGTATGTTGAAAAATTATCGTTAAGTAAAGTTTCATTGTTATTCCACTTACGAATAATATCCATTGTGTCATACAGTCTACTTACAGCCTCTCGTCCGTGCATTTTAAAAACATCTATGCCAAGGTCGGTTATAAACTCTTCCCAATCTTCTTTCCAAGGAGGAAGATCAGCAGTTTTAAGATGAACAGCTGGATCTTGTACGTCCCATTTTGGACAACTTACTCTACTAATAGGATCATTAAAATATTGAGGTGAAGAACCTTCTCGCGTGTTGTTGTATTCAAAATGTTCAACCATCATAGGACAGTTTCCAAGACACCCTTCGTTTGCAAGCAAACTATATTTTATATCTTTACCTAAGTTTTCTTTAATCCATACTTTTGCTTCTTTTAAACGCATCAAAGTATCTCTATCACGCATCAAATCTCTATCAAGATTAATATAATCAAAACCATACTTTGCAAGGTTAACTATCTCCGTAGCAGTTCTTACATCTCTTAGTATTGTATTTTTTATTTTTAATTTAGGAAATGCTTTTTGTATTTGTCCAGTTGCCATCCAATGAGTATGAGGTATAGTAGCAGTATGTATACCTGCATCATATAAAGGTTTAAAATGATAGATAAAAAGATCTAAATTTTTCTGAGTAGGTGGAACTTGAATATTATTAAATGTTGCACTTAGAGGTACACCTGTAAACTTTTGTATGTTAATTGCAGCATCGATAGCATATTGATAATCTTCTTTGTTAACAAATGTATCACCCATAGCATCTTGAGCAAATGGAGGTATACGGCTTGTAAAATAGATATCGTATATAAGATGCTTGTGTTCTAATACAAACTTTATAAATTCCTCATACTGCTGAGGAGTTAATTTTGGGTTTAAAGGAATACTAAAAATATTATTCATTTGCGTTGCTTTTCTTAAGTTTGTGTATTTTTAGTGTAGCATAAAACAAATAGAAAAGCAACTATTTTCTTTTGAAAATAACTATTTTTCATTGCCAGGCCATTTAATGTTAAATTCTGGCTCTCTTGGCTGTTTGTTTGTAGTAGGTGATAGACTTACTTTATAGTAATGATGCATTATTTGCTCGCAGTCTTCTTGATTTTGACATGATTCTACTTTATTTAAAAGTTTTTTCAAAAGTTTACGATCGTCCAGAGTGTCTGTTGCATATAATTTCATTGCGGATTTCATAAGTGCTGTAACATTTTGCTTATCTTGATCTGTTAATCTATAAACATATTTTTCCCATTCAACATCACCCGATGCTGTTACCATATCTTCAACTCTGTTAGTAGGTTTTGTTAAACTAACTACACCTTTGTAATTATTTGTAAGAATAGAACATTTAGCAACTTCTTCAGGAAGTTCAAGATAACTTAACCAATCTATATAAATGCCCTGATCGTCAGGAACCTGTGTAATTGTAAAGTGCCAATAATGACCAACTTCTACAAAACTTTCATGTAATCTCGGATCATTACCTGTTATCGATTGATGGATTATATACACCTAAAATATCTCCTTCATCTGTATCATTATTAGTTTGATCTACAGATAACCTTGGATTATTGACAATATCTCTTAGCTCATCTGTCGGCGGCTTAGTTAAATAAGAAGTTTCTGTTTTACCTTCTAATTTTAATTTTTCGTCAATATTTGCTTGTATATTTTTTTGGATATGTTGCAACTGTGTACCGTAGTTCATTGCCAAAGACAATGTTTCTGTCTGCTGATTTGGGTGCATACTTAATATTGCATCCATATTACCTGTACCTACTCTACCATAAAATAACAAGTCTGTAGCAGCCTGCTTGGCTAGCCTATTGGTCCAGTATTCTGCTTCAAGTTCTTCTTCTGCGTCAGTATCCATAATATCCATATATGTTCTGCCGCTACCGTCAGGAAGAAGTGCTTCTGGTGAGTCTAAAAATTCAGTAACAAGATCGATCAATTGCTGTCTTTCAAGATACCAGTTAACTAATCTTCTTCTTGTTAAGACTTGTGTGCGATTTAATTCTTTAGCTTCTAACAAATGTTCTCTACGATCAAATTCGTCTTGTGTATGTTGAGCCAAATGTTCATGTCTGTCAATTTGAATTTGCCACTTGTCGATGTCATACTCTAATTTTCCAATAGCTTCTTCTCTTGATTTAAGTTCAAGTAACCATTGGCGTAGTTTACTAAATGGTGTAATTTGTGTTTCTCCCACAAACCATTTCATTTTAAATTTTGGGTTAGCCCACTCTTTATTCTGTGAATAATCAAGAATCTCTTTTTCACGTTCAGATAGCTTAGAGACATCGCTCATAAGTTTACTAACGTGCTGTTCCGTTTGTTTTTTAGCTGCTGCCAATCTATCTTCAGACATGCTGACTCCTTTTTTAAAAAATTTATTTATAATATTTAGTGATTAGGTTTTTAGGTGTGACTAATATTGGTAGATATTAATCTCTCCAGCCGCAAACACCTGAACTTGCACCTGCTTTACCCTTGGGCTCCATCGAACTACCGCCTGTACGTCCGCCATCAGTGGCATAATCCCAACGCCATGACAGGTTATTTTGTGCACCATTGTATTGTCCAAGCATATACTGGTGATCTTGGCCCATAGTAAAGTTTTCTTCACCACAGTTAGTGTGCGGCTTAGCATACGTACCTGAAGTAGTATTTGTACTCCAATAAGTTTTACGCATAGCGTTACCACCGTTATAACCGCCTTCATTACCTGCCCAAGCAATTCCTATTTTACTGTTTATAGATTTTTGTTGTGGGTGGTTTGAACATGTAGTGCCTCCACGACTTGACAGTGTTTCTGTCGCATACACAAATGTTCTGTTGTTGTTGTTTTGGTAAAACAGACCATAATCTTCGTGGCTCATACCCCAAACAGAACCTGTTGTAAAGTTTTGTCCTATGTTTCCTAATTCTGTTTTGGTTGTCATATTATATTTGTTAAGGTTATTGTTGTTTGATCCGCACATCCATGTATTTAAATGTTCCTGAAATACACCACCAAAATTGTGTCTACTGTGTGGTAAAGTTCTATCAATATCTGTTGCTTGTGTTTCTGTTCGCATGTTAAATGCGATAGTATAGTTTGAACTAACTGCGTGTCCGCCGCCAGCACCAAACACATAGTTATAATCTTTTGAACATGCACCCCATTGATAGTTGAATGCCGCTTCAATAGTTCCATCACCTAAGTTATAGGTAGTATCAGTTGCTGTAATAGTTCTATTGAGATTGTTCCATGCAGCTGAACTTTTATATCCACCTTGCATGTATCCATTCGAAATAATCTGTCTTGTTTTGAAAGGAATAGTTAGTTTCGCCCAACCTTGAGAAGTTTGCTGATTACCGCCGGAATAATATTCTACAGTATCATCATCAGTGTTATAGCGTATTCTTCCTGGGTTGTTGCCAGGACGCTGACCGCCACTACCTTTAGGCAATCTTAAATAGTTTGTTCCATTTATTCTTGTATTTTTAAGTGTTGCCATAATTTAATCCCTCCAAGCACACACGCCCGAGCTTGCTCCTGCTTTACCTTTTGGTTCCATTGTAGAACTACCTTGGAATCCGCTTTCTGTAGCGTAATTAAATCTCCAAGCTCTGTTGTTTTGAGAACCGTTGTATTGACCAAGCATATACTGGTGATCTTGACCTAAAGTAAAGTTTTCTTCACCACAGTTACCGTCTGGCTTACCTACTGTACCCGATGTAGAATTTGTACTCCAATTGGTTCTACGCATATTATTACCGCCGTTATAACCGCCTTCATTACCTGCGTATGCATATTGACCTTTACTGTTTACAGCTTTTTGCTGGTGATGGTTTGAAGGTGTTGTGCCTCCACGACTTGACTTGGATTCAGTTGCAAAAACAAATGTTTCTGCTGTGTTATTGGCATAGAATAATCCATATGTTTCTGTACTCATACCCCAA